GCAGAGGTAAATGCTCAAATAGCAGAAGCAGAAAGGTTAGGTATCATTTTACCAACTAATGAAAGTGTTATATAATATAAGTATGAAAAAAATATCACAAGAACAAATTAACAAGATACTAGATGTGCTAATGCAACTTAATATACCTGTTAAAACTTATGTAAGTATGCAAGATATGTTTGAAAAACTTCCATTAGTAGAAGAAATAAAAGAAAAAAAATAATATGAAAGTATTTACATCAAACAGATTTAAGTCATTTTATTGGAGGTCAGCCATGATGATAGTAGCTGGGTTTATAGACCTAACAATTCAATCTCTAGCAGATTTTAATTTAGGTTCGCAAACTACCGTAATTCTAGGACTTGTACTAGGTGAAATATCTAAATATCTTAACAGTAAAAAGTAAATGACAAACGACCAAGTATCTACAATTTTAAACGCTTTATTTGAGCTTAAAAAAGAGCTTGGTGCAAACTCACAAGAAACTAAAGACATTAGTAAAAAAGTACAAAGATTAGAAGACACGCTAGTTACAATAGACTCAAAGATAAATGGAAAGTTTGAAGCACATCATCAATGGGTAGAAGAAAGACTAAAAGACGTTCAAGGATTTGCAGAAAGAGAAATCAACTTATTAAAGAAAGAAAAAGCAGAAGTAACAACAGCTAGAATTGGTGCAAAAAGTACAATAGGTGTCGCTCTAATAGGTGCAATATCAGGTTTAATAGCTTTATTTAAATAATATGACATTCCTAGACTTCCTATTCAACAGACCAAAACCACTGCAAGATGCACTAATAGACGAGCGACCTTTTTCTGAAAGGCAAAAGAACTGGCTAGACATAGAGTTTGCTATGGGTGATGATGTTGCAGATTACAACATACAACCTAGACAATACTTTCCATATAATCAATCATCTTCATTGTCATGTGTATCACTTGCTCCAGCAATATGGTTAGAACACTTTAGAAATATTGTAAGTTCAAGAAAAGATGTTTATATAAGACGAGCCAATAGACCAGCAGGAGGTATGGCTATGCACGATATGATTAAGATAGCTAGAGATGGTGTAGCACTAGAGAGCCAAGTACCAAGTCAAGGGCTAGGCGAAACAGCTATGAATGCAGGTTATTTTATTACAAAAGATATAATAGCCACAAGAGCAGTAAACAACATAAACGGTGCAGTCTACATACAAAATAGAAATGAAATAGACAACCTAGTTAAAGCTCTAAAGAACGCTCCTGTATCAATATTTTTAGCATTTGACACATCTTTACAATGGCAAGAGTATTGGGTACATAAGCCAACTGTAATCAATAAAAATCTAAACATATACGCTTCTGGTACATCAAGACATCAAGTAACAGCTATTGGTTCAAAGATAGAAAACGGAATTAAATATATTACTATCCAAGATAGTGCAGGAGTAGGTACTGGTTATGGTGTAAACAGAAATCTAAGAGATTTGTCAGAAGATTTTGTAAGAGCGAGGGTATATGAAGCGACATTTGCAATTCCTAAAGTTGAAGTAAATCCACCTAAAAAACTCAAGTGGACTGGTAAGAGAAATCTATCAGTCGGAATGGTTGGTGATGATGTCCGAAGACTACAAGAGATATTACAAAAAGAGGGTTGCTTTGATTTCCCTAATCCCTCAGGATTTTTTGGAGGTGCAACTCGTGCTGGAGTTATCAAATATCAAAATAAAAAGGCAGATACAATACTAAAACCTTTAGGGATTAAATCTGGTACAGGTGTCGTGGGTTTATCAACAAGGAAACAATTGGAGAAAGATTATAGTTAAGATATAATATCTCCATACCAGAAACAATGACAATTTTTTAATTTTCATTTTCAAAGTCTTTGCTTTCTGATATAGTAGGTCAAGTAATAACAAGGAGATAGACACATCGAGAGCCGCATAACTCTAAGCTATCCATTGCCAACTCAAAGATACGACATGTCGTTCCAAGAGGTCGCAACAATCACCAGCAATGGTGGTTTTTGTTATTATCTCTATATGGTCATTATCTTTTTACTTAAAGAATAAAGAAAAGTAAAGAAAGGGTTGCAAGTCAAAGAAAGAAAAGAAAAAGAAAAGCCCCCTAGAAAAGTAAACAGTTCCCGCCGTTATCTAGTAACGACGTTTTGGTATTCCATTTATGGAACCATTCAAAGTAAAGACTATCAAGTATTAAAATAAAAAACCCTTTCAGTAGAGGAGTAAGCTTTCGCCTACCACGCTCCTGAAAAGGTTCGTTAGAACGTTCTCTACTGGTTACTATGAAGTAACGTGTATATTATATTATATTCAATATGTGATTGTCAAATATGTGCATAACTCTATTTTATCTACCTGTAATCTGATATAATTACATCTATGAACGCTTCTCTTTAAGGTAAACCGTACACAAGATGTATAACTGGTGTCACCAGTAGAAATATATATGCTTAGCAGAGTCTCCTATATAAAGTTTGAAATACTTAATAACAATAATATCAATATTAGTAGCTCTACAAATATTACTAATAAACCAAGAACTTAATAAGATAAACAATCTTAATACGTTCATACCTGTAGAGTTTACGCCTTTAGATAAGACTAAAAAAGTCATCAAAGGAGATGTAGCAAAGATGATAGCAATGAAAGCTATCGAGAATGATTTAAACCCTAAATACTTAGTGGCACTTGCAAAATGCGAGAGTTCATTAAATCCAAATATTCAATCAAAGTTTATGCAGTCTTATGGTAGAGAACAAAGTTTTGGACTTTTTCAAATCCACTTAAAAGCTCATAAAGATGTAACAGTTAAACAAGCCTTAGACCCTGTATTCAACACACAGTGGGCTATACAAAAAATCAAAGAGGGTAAAGCTCCTAGATACTGGGTACATTGTCATAAAATAGCAAAAAATGTATAATGTATCTGAGGGTTTCTCACAAGTTTCCCTCACATATTTTTCATGTTCACAGACACCTTTCGCCCGAAGGTGTTTTTGTGTATAATTAAAGGAGAATCAACTGGCGATAATCTAACAGTTGTGGATAGTACCTTTTGAGTATAGTCACTAGTGCTTCAACTGTAGGCTCTAGAGGACATCATGGTGCAATTCCATATATACTCACATGAAGAAAAAAATTAAAAAAGTTTGGCATCAACAAAAAGCATTTGCTTTTGATGTTGCACCATTTGAAACAGATTTAGTTGTTTTTATAAACCCAACAGAGGAGTTTATGAAAAAATCATTAAAAGATATGATGGGTAAAGGTTATGCTAATTTTGATGAAAGAGAAATAGGAGAATGGGATAGTAGTAAAACAGACAAAGGCAGATTGATAAAAGTTGCTGGAGGTTTTGCAATTCTAGTAAAAGCAAATAAAAACCAGTTTAGAGAATTTGTCGGAGTTTTAACACATGAAATAGTCCATGCAGTACAATACATTTTAAGACAAAGAAGAATCGGATTAAGTGAAGAAACAGAGGAGGTACATGCTTACCTTACAGAAAATCTACTTGTTAGAATCTTAAAAGAACTTTACTAATATGACACTAGAACAAAAAATACAAAAAGCTATCAAGATAACTTTAAAACAATTTAAAAAGACTTTTAAGGATTTAGCTTTAATTGATAAAAATGAAAAACTACGATAACCAAGAGGAGGAACATAAGGCTATCAATGAAGATTACGTTGTAGACCAATTCTACGACCTAGCAGATGACGATATAGAAATGTCACCAGCCGAGCAGTGGTCATTGTTTACTGTTGGTATAATCATGACACTTGTAGTTGCTGTGGTTGTTAGACTTTCTTTATGGATAGTTGATTTTCTGATATAATAAATAAACATGAATATCTTTACAACTTACAAACAACCAATACACCCAAAAACAGGTAAACCAGAACACGCAGAGTTGGTATATTTTAATAATGAGCTTGTCTATAATTTCCGTGATAATACTATTGTAAAGTTTAGTGAAGCACAATACGAATCATGATATAATAAACTTGCATAGTTCTTTCACAGCTAACAAAGGAGGTTACATTGAAAAAGATTAAAGTCAAAAGGACAAATCGCCATCACCGTCGTAGTCGTGCTAGGGGCGGGGATAACTCACCTCAAAACATCTCTATCGTCAATGAAAAGCAACATCAGAGTTTTCATAACGTATTCAGCTCAACTGAACCTCAAGCTATTTGCGATGATTTAAATAACATCTGGGGAGACCCTGCTGTACATTTCTTCTTCGTAAGAAAAGAAACCCTCAAAGAAGTCCAAAAACTAATCAAACAACTGACATGAGCCTACTAGCCTTATTCAGAAGACAGCGTACGGAATGTCCTACTTGCGGGTATGACATTGCACCTCATCACAAGAGAGTTGTGAATGGCACGAACATATTTTGTAGCCATGATTGTGAGGAAGAATACCTTGAAGACCACGTGATAGTCGTACCTCAAGAGCTTTCTTTGGAGTATCCAAACCAACAGCTAGAACTTCGGTTATAGCAAAAAGCCCCTAATCCATTGGAAAGGGGGCTAATTTATCACCTGTAGAATGCCACCAGAGGGCTAAAACGGGCAAATGCGAGTAGTTTTGCTATCTAAGGGTAATCTTATGCGTTTTTAAATAATATCTCACTAACTGAGGGCTTATACCAAGTGTCTTTGCTATCTCACAAGCTCTCATTCTAGGAAGTTTTGCCAGCCTTTTTATTTCTTGTAGTCTATTCATTTTTATTTTTATAATATTCTATTTTTTCTAAGTAATCTTGCTCTGTCCACTTTGATATTTTACCTTTAAGGGAGTACAGGTAGTCCACTTTTTCTTTTCCGAGTTTCATTCCGTATTCATACAAGTTACCTCCAAGATTTATATTACAATGGTAACAGCAACCTTTGACGTTGTCTTCATGAAAGTAAAGTTCAATACCTCCGACTGATTTTGGAATAAAATGTCCTGCATGGTACGCACTACCTTCTGCACGTCTACCACAAATAAAGCAAATGTTTTTATCTCTAGCTCTTATGTATTTACTGAACTCTATCCATAACTTTTTTTTAAGTTTTGATATAGAAGTTTTACCAACCTTGTTGAGCTTAGATACTTTCTTTGGTTTATTTACTTTATTAGGACTTACTCTCCTTAGAGGTGTGCGTTTCATTGGTAATAGTATACCACATATATGAAAATATGCCTTTTCAGGCATATCTAGACTCTATCTTGTTTTCTCCAAAAGAAAAGGATTTTGTTTGCTGTGAGAGTCTATTAAGTATTGAGATAACTAGACACATCTTTTTTCAATTAGAAGTTGAATGATTGTGAGTTGCTGTTCGTGTCTATCAATACCTATATCATATACCTATGCAAGAATATTGCAATACCTGTCGCTGTGGATAACTTCATTCATTAGTTCTATGGGTGATTTATTTTCTACTGCCAACTTGAATGTTGTTGTACTTAATCCTGAAACAAGTGTTACACCTCTTTTATTTTTAGTAACTGGAACTTGTTTATTTCTTGCGTTTACATTCCAAAATACAATGTTTGGTATTTTGTATTCTGTACCACTAAATAACTGCTCAATGGCTTCGTGATTGGTTCCTGTAACACAACTGTCAAATTCCATATCAGAGATAATATAAATTGTTTCTGGTAATTCATTTGAGGGAGTGTTGTTTTGTACTGCTGTATTAACAAGTGTTGCAAATACTTTATACAAGTTTGTATTTCCATCCCAATCAGCTCTTTCAAGGTTATACATTTTTTCTCGTATATCTTTACCTTGTATCTTTTGCAACTTTGGATTTTCACTAAAGGTTATAAAGTAATCTTTAAATTGACCTTTGTTTCTTTCGGCAAAATAAAGTGCAAGTGATACTGATACTGCCATTGGGTCGCCACCCATAGAGCCTGATACATCTGCAACTACAAGTGCGTTTTTTCCATTTGTATAGTCTGGTAAATTATTCCACATAGCATCTAGTGCTTTCACATCTCCACCACTTTGAACTGCTTTATACACTTGGTATGTATAAAGAGTTTTAGTGTTTATTTTTTCTTTACCACTGGCTACATCTTCTAAGTATTTTGAGTACCTTTCTTCATCGTGTTTTTTAAATGCTTTCTTATATTTAAAGTTTGCTTGTGATGGTAACTTTCCATACTCAATGGTTTTGTATTCTTTATTAGTTAGATTGTGTTCAACTAACTTAATTTTAGTTCTTAGACTAGATAGCATTTTTCTATATCCTCTTTCTGTCATACCTAGCGACATTCTAATTCTTTTTGCAAGTAGTTTAGTTTTATTAGATGAGGTGTTTTCACTTGGCAACCATTTCCCTAAGAGTGTAGGCGTATCACTTTCTTTGTCTTTCTCTAGTTGATTCTTAATTACACTGACAACAACATCTTTAGACTTTGTATCTATGAGTTTTATCAGGTCGTCAAATCTTCCGTATTCTGGTATTAAATTTGCAATCTTTGAAAACTCATCTTGATACTCATCTGCCACTATTCTAATACAAGTGTTAAATACATCTCTTTCACCTTGACCACCTCTTACATCTCTAAGATAGAAAAGTATTCTTATTGCACCTATTCTATCTTGTGCCATAGCTTTTCTAAAAAGGTCTACTGCTAAAAATAGATTGTTTCTTGTAGCCCCACCTAGTGCAAAAAGGTCTAATAAATTATCTGTTGTAGATATATAGGTTTCTGCACCATTTTCTGTTGTTGTTTTGTTCATTGTTTTTTCTAAGTTGTTTATGAAGTTCATTGTTTTATTGTTAAATCATATAATCCGTATAATTTTGTATCTCCTCTGCTGTTGGTAATGCAATTCCAGTTTCCGAGCTTATCTTATCGAGATATTCACCGAACTCCACTTTAGTTAATTCAGTTGTGCTTTTAGGTATCTTAATTTCTTTACCCATGACAGTTATAAACACAGGTGGTAGTAACGTACGCTTGAAGTATTCATGGAGGTCTTGATAATTATTTCCTGTACTTTCCTCAATCATTCTAAGATAGGCAAAGTAAAATCTGCATTGGCTTAGACTTCTTACAGGCACTATCCTTTTTATCTGATATACCTTGCCTATATTTTCCTTTAAGTCTTCTTTGAATAAAGACTTTTGAGTTTCAGATTGGAAGTCCAAGCCTGTGCCATTCGATTTTGCTGTGAATATCTTTGACATTTATTTTACAAGTGTGTATTCGAATATTTTAGTTTTTACACCTTTCTTTACCAGAAAATCCCCCTCTATCTTCATTCCCTGCTCTCTAAGTTTAAGAATGATGTGTGATAAACGCCAGATGCCAAGTTTCATAATCGCATCAAAGTTGTTTACCTTTCCTTTTGTTTCTAAGATGTGTTTGATTGTTTGTAGTTGTGATTTCATGTTGTTTACCCACGCTTACGCATTAGCTGGTGGGTGGTTATATGGCTTATAATAAGGCTAGAAAGGTATCGAGCTTAAATCAATACTATTTCCATCTTCATCAGGGCTAGTAAAGTTGTCCATAGGGTCTTCTGTCGGTGCAAGTTTCTCTCTGATTTGCTCTTTTACTTCCTCAACATCTTTCTTTCTTTCAAAGGTATCAAGTTCTCCATAAAGACTGCCAGTTTTACCCTCTTTGATTTGGATATTTACCCAGCCATTCTTAGCGTGGTCTGTTAGAAACTTTTTAAACTCGTCTACTTTGAAAGACACATTCGCTTTAATAAAGCTAGGTGCGTTTTGATGCGGTGCTTTGATAATCATTCCCTCCGTAAATACTTTGTCTGCCATTATTTTATTTCGTTAATATATGCTGTTAAATCGTAAACTCTCTTGCCTTGCTTATCTACTACATACGGAAAGTTACTAGTTGTCTTAGCTTCGTTGGCTGGTACATATTGAATATCAAGGTCATAAAGAAATCTACCTATACCCCATTTTACACCAGCTCTTTTGAAAGCATCAGAAGCCTGACCTTTCTCTTTCTCAACTGCCGACTCACTTCCTGTATCCCATTTCCATACCCATTCATTGTCTACTTTGATACCTATACCTGCAAACATTTGCCCTCCAATGTCTTTGTAGTCGTCTTGCCAGTTCCCTATGCCTATAACATCGTCAAGGTGTCTTTGTACATCTCTTGAGTCTATGTACGCTACACATTGAGCCAATGGTTTATTCTTTGAAAATGACTGTACTCTCCATTTGTAAGGTATAACCTTTGTAAGTTCTTTTAGTTTAGTTTCCATTGTCGTAATTGTTAAAGTCTACATCTATGCCAAAGTCTTCTAATACCTTGGCGTTTCTTTCGCTTTTACTTCTGATAAACCTAAGAAGATATGATTTTATAATATCCCTTGCGTTGTTTACCGAGCTTGACGGATAGTGTCTTAGAATTAAGTTGATTGTGTTCATTATTTTGTGTTTAAATCATATTCTAAACTCTCTGATGTTTCGTTCCATTCCTCGACCTCTATCAATGTATCAGGGTCAAAGTCTAGTGGATTTTCAGACCAGATGTTGAATAGTGACTCTGCTGGTAATCCGTCTTCATTTTCCATTTTAGGAAGTACATTTTCCATGAAGTATATTTTTACTTCCTGTGTGTCTTTAAACTTTAGAAGTTCCATGGTAGTAATATTGCGTTAGCTATTGTTGCGAATAATAATGCTAGTGAAGCTAGTGTAACCCCTGCTACTGCTAGATTGACTTCGTTTCTTTTAAACCAACTTTCTTTTTTGAAGTGAGAGTAAATCTCCATGTCGTCTATAATTTGTTTTTTCATGTTATTTGTTACAGATACTTTTAAAACTCCATAAGGAGTAGTGAGAACATAAATGGCTGTCTTTCGGATTTTGCCTTAACCGTTCCGAGAGTAGTATCTGTACAGGAGTTCCTCTGTGTTGGTGTTTATGTCCTCGCTACCTCTTACGAGATAGTTAAATTGTCAAATAACCTTACTCTTATATACTACTCTTTTCTTTTACTTTTGTAAAGTCTATATCAAGTGGCAACCTGTGGAAAAGTCTAATCCATGCTTATTTTTTTGCGTGTATTGAATATTGTAGTCATTCCCACCGACTCTTTAATGATAATAAGTTCTTTTTGCATTTGTATTACTTCGTATTCAAGCATTAGATTTTCTTTCATAGAGTCAAGTCGTCTTTTTTCTTTGAGGAGATAATTAGTCAATCTTTGATTTTCTTTTTCTAGTATATCAAAACATTCATTTGAACAAGTCATCTTTTGTCTTTTTTCTAAAAGTTTATCGCATACTATGCAATTTGTATTTTGGCGTTCCATTATTTTATATTTTTTAATTTCTTAGTTGGTCTACATTTTTCTTTACAATATTTTTTACCTCTTTGGGAGATATTTATATCAAATGGTTTCTTACAAGTTACACAGATAATACTTGCAATGACTTTAGTGTAGGTTTTGTGCATAAACATATTTTACACCAAATAAAAAACTATGGACTTTTTTATCCACAGTTTTGTTTCTATATAGCGAACTGCACGAACAATAGTCTGCTGGGTTCTTGTACTTATTAAGACGAGTCAAAGTCTAAAATGTTACAAAAATAAAGTGTGGATAAAGTAAATTGCAATTAAATATTTTTGGTATACTTATAACATGGAAATAGCACTACTTTTAAAAGAAATATCTATCGCTGATGTCAGACCGAAGATACGAAATGAAAGACAATATGTTATATCACTATTTGTAGAACGCTTAAACAATGAAAGGGGAAATCTAAAACCTTTGAGTCCAACTTTTATAGCTTTTAAAATGTCGCATTTGAAGATACCAGATTTATACTTCTTTTTAAAGACTTGTGAGCAAGGAGATAGCTTTTCTAAAGTTTGGTGGGGAGCTTTAAAGACTGTGGATAGAAAGCCCTTGACATATAGGAAACGAAAAAGCTATAATAGATATGCTAGTGAAAACTAGACACAGGATAATCTCCAAGAACCTTTTCATGGAGTTCTCAGCGAAAGCTGGGAGTCCTGTGAAAGGGTTTTTTTATTAAAATCTTTTCACTAAAGTCTAACAGAATCCGATACAGGATAGCCTAGGGACTTAAAACAACTAGGTCGCAAGTATACACAATACGGAATACCAAACGGGGATAAAGTTATTGTGCGAAACTTAAAATACGCACTCGTTCTTTTTAAAACTCAATAGTCACTATCTTATATCTCAAATAGATACTCTCTATCAAGGTAAACAAGATACTTTTCAAGGGAAGTTATCTAGGAAAATATCCAAGAATATAACTTTATCTTTGAAGGGAAACGGCTTGAGGTGGTTTGGTATAGTATATACAATGTAATTACAAATATAAAATAACAAAATGAGCGAAATTAAAAAAATCAAAGAAATTATTGATAAAATAGAAAGTTATGAATTAGACGATAAAGTCACTTTCATAAATGCGGTTAGACAAATGTTGCATAAAATATCTCCATTTGCCAATGAGCCTGTAGACTGTGTTTTATGGGTTAAATCAGATACAGTTGTAGCCAATGATTACAACCCTAACAAAGTAGCACCTCCAGAAATGCAACTACTTGAAGTGAGTATCGATAATGACGGATATACTCAACCAATTGTAACTTATAATGTTGACGGTAAAAATGAAGTAATTGACGGATTTCACAGAAGTAGAGTTGGTAAAGAGTCACCTTTGATAAATAAACGAGTACACAACTATTTGCCTGTGGTAGTCATCAGAGATGAGCAAACAGATAAAAACAATCGTATTGCATCAACAATCCGACACAACAGAGCTAGAGGAAAGCACCAAGTTGACGCTATGTCTGAAATTGTACTTGAACTTAAAAACAGAAACTGGACTAATAAAAGAGTTGCTAGAGAGTTGGGAATGGACGAAGATGAAATATTAAGACTGTGTCAGATTTCTGGACTATCTGATATGTTTTCAGATGCAGACTTTAACAAAGCGTGGGAAGCTGGTGACAGTATTCATGGATTTGAACCACTTACAGATGAAATTGAAGATGATGAAGACTATGGTAGAACTGTAAACACATCAGATCAAGATAGGATATTCCATACTTATGATAAATGGGAATGTGCTAAAGCTGGATTTTATGCAAGTACAAAAGACGGAATGACAGCAGAACAGTGTCAAAATGTATTTGCTGATTTACTAAGAAATGAAGACGAGTTCAAAAATGCACTAGAAAGAGTTATCACAGAATGGAAAAATTCATGTGAGCATTATTTGACTAACAAAGCTATGAATAGAATAGCGTGGCTCGGACAGGCTTCTGTGTGTATTGCTAAAGGTATACCGAGTACATATTCATCTGGTTGGAACTTACTAACTATTGACGAACAAGAAAAAGCAAATGACATCGCATTTGAGTATCTAAACAAATGGCTAGTAAAAAACAATAGACCAGAGATAACAATGGAGGAAGCATTATCAACAGGTAGACAAGTAGAAATATACTAATATGGCAACAAAGATATATCAACAGTACAACGTATTAACAGGTGCTAAGGATAGGATAGTTAAAACATTTGATTTGTTTGAAAAGATATATGTTTCTTTCTCTGGCGGTAAAGATAGTACGACAATGCTCCACTTAGTAATGGAAGAAGCTATAAAGAGAAATAGAAAAGTCGGTGTATTGATTATAGACCTTGAAGCTCAATACAAACAAACTATTGAACACATGGACGAAATAGTAGAAATGTACAAAGACCACATAGATTTGCATTGGTTCTGTGGAGAGTTGCTATTGAGAAACGCTGTTACTAACTATGAGCCACGCTGGATATGCTGGGACGAAGATAAAAAAGATATATGGGTTAGAGAAAAACCTAAACAGGCTTCTGATTTATCTCAATATGATTTCTATGTGCCAAAAATGGAGTTTGAGGAACTTATGGTTATCTTTGGTCAATGGTATTCAGAGCATGGAAAATATAGGACAGCTGGAATGATTGGTATTAGAGCAGATGAAAGTTTGCACAGATATAGGGCTATTGTTTCTCAAAAGAAAGGTTTAACTATAAATGGTTACAAGTGGACTACCAAAATATCTAAAAACCTTTTCAATGTCTATCCGATTTATGATTGGAAAACAGAAGATATATGGGTTTACTATGGAAAGTTTAGCAATAAACCTCACAATGCGATTTACGATAGAATGACACAAGCTGGTGTTAAATTATCAGACCAAAGACTATGCCAACCTTTTGGAGATGACCAAAGGCGTGGACTATGGTTGTATCACATACTTGAGCCAGATACTTGGACTAAGTTAATCAATCGTGTAAATGGAGTTAATTCAGGTGCATTGTATATTGAGGAAAATGGAAACATGACAGGATATAATCACATTACAAAACCAGCAGGGCATACATGGCAGACTTTTTGTAACTTGTTACTTTCAACATTACCAGAAAAGACATCTAAACATTACCAATATAGATTTAAAAAGTTTATAAAAGGTTGGCAAGATAGAGGGTATACAAAAATACCAGATGAAGCACCACATGAACTAGAGGTAAAATGCTGGGCTCCATCATGGCGTAGAATGTGTAGAGTTATTCTTAGAAACGATTATTGGTGTAAGGGTCTTGGTCAAACTCAACCTAAAAGTGAAGCCTATGAAAAGTTCAAACAAATTAAATCACTTAGAGTTAAAAAAGAAAAGCTCAATCAAGATTAGCTATCCAATAAGATGTGTAAGATTATCACCCAGGACTTGGGAAAAGTTAAAAACAAAAAGATGGAAGTCTAAGAAAAGCTGGGAAATGTTTATTATCGACATGTGTAACAAGTAAGACAAACTAACAATAAGATATAATTAAAGAATGAGAACATACGATGAAGACGATAAACGATACATGGAGTATCAAGAATGGCTAAAGACACCAGAGGGAATTGCTTATTTAGAATCACCAGAATACGCTTATTTTAAAAAGATATTTAATAAAGTTTTTAAAGAAGTATTAGTAAGTTCAGGAGTGCTTAAAGTTATCCACAGGTAACCCTTGACCCAGTACCGAGTTAGGTATATACTATAAGAGTAAGGTAATTAACTAACAACGCCTTATATAAAAAATATGAACAATCTATCACTCGAACAACTTAGAAACCTATCAAACGAAGCCCTTAGAGCAGTCCTTGAACTTGCAAGAAGTCACTGGTCACTTAACCAAGTTGACAGAGAGGACAATGCAGAAAGAGTCCAAGAAGCTAACGAACTTGAGCAAAGAGTTCAGTCAGTTCTTAATGAGAGAAGTTGGAACTAACATTACTAGCTAAATAACCAACATGACATTTGAACAATACCTACAAGAAGTACACGCAAAAAATTATCATGGTACTGATGACGACATGCCAGATAACCTTGACTCATGGCTTACAGATTTACAAATTGACGATGTAATTGCTTATGCCGAAAACTGGCACACACAAGAAATGAAATCTATCAGAGCTAAAGGTGCTAACACTACAAACTCAAAGTATTCTAAAGAACAGAGAAGTGAATGGGCTAGGAAAGGAGGGCGACCTAAATCTGTGGATAAACTTTCACAAAAGTAAAATATAAATGGTAAGATAAAAGTATAAGCAATTATTAGGTATAAGTGAATAAATATATGAGAGAAATAAAGTTTCGATGGTGGTTTCCGATAGAAGAGGGTAACAAATCATTAAGACAAGGAATGGTTTATGAACTAGATTGTCAGCAATTCTCCGATGTCAATGAACTGTTTGTACCAAATAACTATGTAGGCAATCCTATTCCTATGCAATTCACAGGACTCCTCGATAAGAATGGTAAAGAGATATATGAGGGGGATATTGTTAAACACCCAACAGGTAAAATGTCAGTCATTGAATATATTGTTCAACAAAGACTACCAGAAAAGGAAACAGAAGAAATAAGTTATGACTCTCCTTATGATTTTTCAGGCTTTACTGGTATTTCTTATGGTGGAGTAATTGAAGTCATAGGAAACATTTATGAAAACCCTAACCTACTAAACTAAAATGCCTACACTACAACAAATATTGGAAAGTTTCGATGAAATGACACCATTAAACTTACCTATTGAAAAAGACAAAGGTTATGTCAGCTTGATTGAGAAAGACCAATGGCTAAAAGATAATTCAGAAAAGCATCTTTACGAGGACTATACTTACCCCGAACCAGAGTTAGACTTGTCTGAAGACAAAATCAAATCCTTCCTCACCTCCACATACAAATCTATTATAGAGGGAGAGATAGAACGGCTAAGTCAAAAGATTAAAGATATAAACAATAAGACGATTATACCAAGACCTCAAGACGAAAAAGAAAGAACTTTTGGTTATACATCTGCCCTTCAAGACCAAATCAATTACTTACAAAATAAACTAATGAAATAGAATAATATGAAAAACGATAAATGGTCACAGTGGAAAGATATAGGAATTAGAACTGATAGCTACGGTAGAGACTGGCTATTGCAAATGAAGACTAGGTACGCAGATAACAAAAAAATATTTAAGAATAGGTCGCTTGATGCAAGATTTGGTCACTACATATTATTCCACGATAAAAATGTTATAGAAAAATTAAAACAAATATTAAAAATTAACTAACCCACAATGACTAACCTACAACCAATTAAAGAAGAATTATTAAAACTATACAAAGAATACTGCGAACACATAGACTCTGACAACGACCAAGTAACTTACCATCAAGATTATAAAGCTAATCTTGCGTTATTTATGCTATGGATTGAGAAAAGCAATATTTTTAACTAAACCACAATGACTAACCTACAACAACTTAGAGAGGAGGGTGACAAGGAGTTTGAAAAAAAGTTTGTAAGTAAATCCCATATAAGTCTATGGGGAACTTATAAAGAAAAACCAATAAAAGCTATAAAAGGAGAGATTGAAGTTATTGAAAAAATAAAAGACTATATCCACCAACGAGAAGACAAAGCCTACGCTCTCGGTCAACAGGATATGTTGGAGAGGGTGAGGGAGATTATTGCAAAGGAAATGGATAAAAGAGCTAATATTGAAACGGTACAGTTCCTTGCGTGTGATGATTTAGCGTGTGAAATATTAAAAGCCTTAAATAACCTTAACTAGAGATGTCATACGAAAAATATATAACAAATGTCTGTGCAAGGTGTAGTGTTAGTTCAAATGTTGCACTTTCAGATGTAATAAGAAAAAAAAGCCCTGAAAATGGTATACCAAATTATTGGAAATATGTAGGTGATTTTGTTGATTATCAACCTTACTTTCTTCTATGCAATAAATGTGTAGATGAATGGAATAAACATATACAAAACGAAATAGAAAAATTTGTAAAATTAACCAAATAACATATGACAAACATTGAAAAGTGGGAGGAAGAATTTGACAGTAAGTTTTTCAAAATAACTGTCGGCTATGGAGAAAGAGGTATTTTTCACGGCGAACCAGAACAATTAAAAGACTTTATAAAAACCCTCCTCCAGTCAGAACAAACTCGTATAGCAGAGGAGGTGGAGAAGAAAGCAGTTAAAAACACTGATAAGGTTATTTGTGCCGATATTACATTTTCAGATGACTTGGCAAGAGAAAAAGACTCAAATGGTGTTATTGTAAGAATTGACGAATTAAAAGGTTTTTTTCAAGAAAAATTTGAAGTCGGAACTGTTGGAGATTTTACAATCAAGCTATTTGAAACTACTGAACAAGATTTCTTTATAAGTTTAAATAAATCTTATTTTGAAGGAAACTTTTTTTAACAATATAAATACAATAAAATGGAAGTAAAATACATACAAGAAGCAATAAGAAGAGCAGAAAAGTTTGGATATGAACCAGAAAGTTGTTCCATGTATAATCTAGATGAATCATCAGCACCAGCTGAAATACGCCTAGATTGCATCAAAGCAACGCTTGACCCCTATTTTTGGGAATGCCTAGGTAGACATGAAAACTGGAGAAGACCTGCCAAGTCGGTATACAACAAAGAATACTTTACAAAAGATAGCTCAACTCCAACAGAATTAAATATTGAAACAGAAGATGCATGGCTTCATGTGTGGAAAAGTTTGCCTGACTTCTTAGTAAATAACCTAGATTCAGATGTCAATGACTTTTTTATAGACGTATTATCAATAATAAAACAAGGGAAATAGTATGAATATGTTTAAAAATAAATGGTCAAAATGGGAACACGTCACTTATGTAGAGCATTTTACTGCTGGAATAAAAACATATGAAATCCTTAAAAGAATTAACTTAGACTCTGGTTTGGTTCAATACAAAAGAATATACATTGATGATTGTGTTCACGGATTAGCAAGTATGTTAAAAAATAACCTTATAACCAAATGAAAACACCAAAAGAAATAATAAGAATACACAGTACATATCAAACTCTTTCTAAGAAAAAGAAAAGAGAAGTATTGCTGGAATTATTAAAATGGACAATTAAAGAACTAATTTTAACTAAATGAAACTAACAATTGAAGAAAGAGAAAAATATAGAAAAAAGTTTACTGAAATATGTTCAGAACCAAATAACGAAACTTTTGTATCTGAATGGAATAGAGATAAAGTTGCAGACCACTGGCTATCAGTCATAGACACCATACTAGAGGAGAAGAGGGAAAGAATAATAAAAGAAATTATTAAGATAAACATACCTGAAACTCACATGGACACAGAACTTGGTGAACTGAGGTTTAGAGAGAAAGTCCTTAACTTACCAAGTCTTAATAAGTAAACAAATGATACAAACAATATACTTTATATGGGGAATGATATTTGGGATAGGACTTATTGTAATAGTAGCAGTAGGACTATCAAGATAACTTTATAAACAAATGAAATGCAAGACCTATACGACCAAATAGCAAAAGTAGTAGCAAGGTGGGAGAAGAAGACAGGAAAGATTATTAAGTATAATTTTACGATAGATAAGCCTAAAAGGAAAAAGAAACTTTACAAACATAAAAAAAAGAGTATAATAAAAACATGAAAAAAATCATAATAATAGCAATCATTTTATCAATAGTATTCTTCGCAGTAAGGGCATCTGCACAAGTAACTTCATTTAACTGGAAAGGTGATTTACCTTTTACTAGAATAACTAATAGACTGATAGATGAAGCTCAAGTAGTAAACTATAAGTTTGAGGACAAAGTAGGAACTTCAACAGTAACTTGTTATGGGTCTTATGTAACTAACAAACAATCACTACCAAGTGTATCTATATCTTGCGTTAAATAATGAAAAAAGTTGTTAAACCAGAAGATTTACAAATACCTCAAGAGTGTTTTCTATATCCCACAGGTGAACAACAAATACAATCAGAGGGTGGAGAGCATTATCAAATCGCGCAGATAGACTTCAGAAACGAGTTTAAAACCTATGTAGACGGAGCAGAGTTTCCTTATGAGGGTTTTGTTACAAACGAAATACTTTGGGCAACTAACCAAGCTAAATCAATATTCATAGAAGCAATCAAGATATTATCAAAACCACAGTTCATACTAGGTTCAGTAATATCTTTTTTGTTTTTTAGAGAGCAACTGATAGACTCATTCAATAGGCTCGGTCACAGAGTAATGTCACCTGTCATGCTCAAAGATAAACACCTCTCAAAGTTTGCTAGAGAATTGCAATATGTAACATTCGAGTTTCTAAGACATCTAGTATCAGAACAAAAAGCCGATAAGTTCTCAGAAATATTCTCAAGGATTATAGACAATGACGATGCGTACAAGCAAAGACTCAAAGACATATTCTCAATGACTAACAAGGCTAAGTTAAGAAACCCTAAAGAACTTTCAAGGCTAGTAGAAATTATGAACGAAAGACAAGGAAAACCTCAGTGGATGAAAAAAGTAAAATCAGCTGTACTACTTCTTAGACTTCTAATCGCAATAGTACCAAACGCTAAGAAAGGGTATTTATCAGCAATAAACGCCTGTAACCTAGATAATCTAATACTACACTGGGAAGATATATACTGGTCAGTTTACAAGAAAGATTACAACTTTGCAGGTATGACACATGAAGAAAGACTTAAACTAGTCAAAGAGAAAGGTTGGCAATTACCAAATAACTTAAAATGAAAGAACTAACAAATATAATGGTAAATCTAGTGGCTGGACTATGTAAAAAATACTCTCTAAAAATAGAGGACACTTTACTTACACCAGAACATCTTTCTGTACTGATAGCCAATGAAGTACCTAACTTTGAAATAAAGAAGTTTGTCAATGAATTATTTGAAGATACACAAAGACCAGAATTTGAAAGTGCTAAGGAATTACACCGAGTTATCAACAACCTAGAAGTTCAAAGACTTTGCAATAAGTATAAGAAAATTGTATAATATAATCATGTTAGCATTCTTTACATTCATAGCTGGTATCATAGTTGGAGGTGCTTATGGATTTGCAGGAGGATTTACAGAGGGGTATAATTTAGGAGAACAAGACAATGAAACTATCAACACACGAGATATTGATTCAATACATTAAAATAGCCTTGGGCATAATCGGTCTTATAATAATATGGCAAAAGTTCTAAACCCTAAACACATAAGATTTGATATTCAAAAAGAAAAAGGCTTTAGAGGTCATAAGTTTATAGCTACAACTATCATAGACGACAAAGGACGTCAGATAACAGAAGAACCTAAAGAGGGAAGTGACATAATCACACTAAGAGCAGAGCAAAGAATATACAATAATTCCAAAGGGGTTTTGACAAACAAAATAGCCGAAGACTTAATTCACGCATTAGAAAATGGAGCTAAAGAATACCGACCACTATACGAAATATAGTAGTAGTGATATAATATAAGCATATAAATTAACCAATAACTACAATGCCATTAAAGAAAGGATACGGAAAGAAAACAATAGCTAGTAACATTAAAAAGGAAATGAAAGCAGGAAAGCCACAAAAACAAGCAGTGGCTATCGCTCTAAGCGTAGCCAAGAAAGCTAAAAAGAAGAAATAATCATGGCAACTGCTAGAATAACAAAACCAACAGCTAAAGGTAAATCTTGGAAAGCCGAGATATTTGAAAATGGCGAAAAGGTTAAAACTATTCAAGGCGGACAGAAAGGCACAAAGCTAGGAGGTAAAAGAACAGCATCGTTTAAAGCAAGACATGGTAACAAGACAGCAAAGCAATACATAAACGATAAGCAATGGGAAAAAGGAAGTTTAATGATAGGAAAGACACTAAGAATACCTAAGGGTAAGAAGATATAACAATGAAAGTATCTAGCACTAAAAGAGAAAACGCAACTACAAATCCATACGGAAGTAATCAATACATGTTAGACCCCAGACAGAAACTATGCTGGGATTATTACATCAATCCTAAAAGTGAAACCTTTGGAAATGCTACACAATCAGCAGTAAAAGCAGGTTATGAATATGACTATGCAGACCAGATAACAACAGTAGATTGGTTCAAGGGGAAACTTAGGAAACTCAATATGCTCAATAAAGCGGAAAAGGTACTTGATGAAATGCTTGATTTAGAGGTAAATACAGTTAAACAAGATGAAGACGGAGAGCAAGTAATAAGAGTTGACTCATCGTTAGTTAAGATAAAACAAGATACAGCAAAGTTTGTTGCAGAGAGACTAGGAAAAGAAGAAGGGTTTTCAGCTAGAACAGAGCATACAGGAAAAGACGGAGAGAGTTTAACTATAAGTTTTGATAATGCTTTTACACCAAAAGAAAATGCCTAGACTCAATAAAAAATCACCTTATGTAATCAAGGTAGTATGGGGACAGTGTATAAAAGTTTACATAGACAAAGATGGAGATGACTATAATCTAGTTGCGGAATATGCATTAAATGACGGTAAATACACATATTGTTCTTTAAGAATATATGATTTTTCAGAAATAGAAGAATTAGCATTACCCTTATGTAAGGAAGTTTTATTGGCTTCTTTACAGTCTATCCAAAATGCAGATTATCAAAAGTCATTACGATTAGAGATTATGAATGACCCAACTAAGTCAATGTCATTAAATGAAATTACACCAAAAACAAAAGACGATAGTACAGAGTAAAGCCCGATTCAAGATTGTACGAGCAGGAAGACGAGCAGGAAAAACTAAACTCGAAGTAGAGGACATGGTTTTTAATGCTGTATCAGGAAAGGATAGACCGATATTTTATATTGCACCAACACAGACACAGGCTAGAGCAATCATTTGGGAGGAGTTAAAATCAAGAGTAGCAGGGATAGGTGAAGCCAATGAAGCCAGACTTGAAATGAAGCTACCAACACAAGACGGAGGATATTCTACAATCACAGTTGCAGGTTGGGAAAATCGTGAAAACTTTAGAGGTCGTAAAGCGTGGAAGATTTACTTTGACGAGCTAGACACTATGCGGAATTTCTTCATAGGTTGGCAAGAGATATTTAGACCAGCTCTCACTGACTTAAAAGGTTGTGCTATGTTTTCAGGTACACCTAAAAAAGAAAATCCTAATCTTAAACGACTAGAGAAGATAGCCGAAGAAGATAGCGACTATGCTTCGTTTCATTTTAGTACATACGATAATCCACACATACCACCAGAGGAGATAGAAAAAGCTAAAAATGAATTAGACTCTGATACGTTCAGACAAGAGTACTTGGCAGAGTACTTAGACAATCAAGGTTCATTATTCAGATATGAGTGTTTACTAGATGTATTCACGAATACAGTGGAAAAGAAAGGTGGTAAATACTTAATCGTGGATATAGCAGATGATGGCTCGGACAAGACAATATTTTCATTTTGGGAGGGCTTAGAGGAATACAGAAGAGAAGCCTTTGAGGGATTAAACACAGAGGGTATCATTATGAAGATACGAGAGTACGCCAGTCAAGACCAGATACCATATTCACAGATTGCCGTTGATGCTATTGGAGTTGGTGCGGGTGTAGCTTCTAACTCACAGCTATCAGGTATTGTAGGCTATAAGTCATCGTATTCAGCGTTTAAAACAGACCAGAGCATCGTTACAGTGCCAAATACACGATATACATCAGACTCACCGATATTAACGTCAGATTATAAAAATCTACGCTCACAGTGCGTATTTACACTTGCAGACCTAGTTAATAATCACAAGATAGCTTCTAGGGTTACAGGTCTATTTAAAGAGCTTACACTTGAGGAATTGTCACACTATCAAGATGCATCTACTGGTGACGGAAAGCGTACAGCTACAAGAAAAGAAGACGTTAAAGAAATGATAGGGAGAAGTCCAGACCATTCAGATACTTGGCTAATGAGGATGTATTTTGTCGTTAAGGATAAAGTTATGCCTAATACAACAGAGCAACAACAAGAAATTGCAATGAAGTTAGCACAGCAATTTGATAAAAACTTTAGCCGTGCCACAAGAAACTCTACAAAGTAATCTGTGCATAACACTATTGACTTGTTGATTATATATATCTTTGGTATAATTATAGTAAATTATTAGTCGGTGGATTATTAAAATCAATATGCCAGAAAGAAATACAAATATTTTAACACAAGACGAAAGGGGTAATAGCTTTACTATCCCAACAGTCAGATTTCTAAACACAACATCATCAGGGTTGGTTAAGACAGGTGACGGAACAGTTCACGGAGTTATTGTAAACTCACATACATCAGGGACAATTAAGTTTTCTAATGGTACAACAGCTGTAAACGACATGATGGGAACATATACATATCCATCAGGCTCACAGGTAATAAACTTTGGAGTAGGTCTTAAGTTCACTACAGGACTATTCGTAACAACTGGAGGTACTTCAAACATAACAATTCTTTACAACTAGCATAAACTCGGTGGAACGAACTAAATGCAATCAATAACTAAACTCGTACAAGAGAGAGAGAACGTATACGTCAACGGAACAGCTAACATATCCAAGTATGTAGACTATTCTCAATATGAAACTATATGCACAGTAGAAGCGTATTTGAACTCTAAACATATATCAGGTTCAGAAGATGCACTTGGTAGAGAGAAGCCTTTCTTCAATGTTGTTACATCAGTAGCTAACATCTGGATGAGAGCAACGGATATAGACCGAAAGAACATCAAGTTCAAGGCTACTAAGGTAAAACACATAATTCCGTCATTTCTTGCTAACATATTGCTACAAGATTGGATGAAAAGAACTAACTTTGGTGCGTACCTAAACGACTGGGGTAGAACACTTGCTCGTTATGGTTCAGCAGTTACTAAGTTCGTCGAGAAAGATGGAGTATTGCACATCAATGTAACACCTTGGAATAAGCTAATCACAGACAACATTGACTTTGAAAACAATGTAAAGATATTTAAGTTCTATTTGACACCTGCACAACTAAAGGCTAATCCTATTTATAACCAAGAAGTTGTCCAAAGTATTATAGAAGCACAGCAAACTAGAAAAGATTTAAACAATCAGCAAATTGACACGCTTTCAGACTACATAGAGCTATACGAAGTTCAAGGAAATCTTCCTCTTTCAATGATTACTAATAAGGAGAAAGACGATGAAACTTATGTAGACCAAATACACATCATATCTTTCAATGGTAATCAACAAGACTTTACTTTGTATTCAGGTAGACTAAAGAAACAGCAATATCACAAAGCAGATTTGATAAAAGAAGACGGTAGAGCTATGGGTATTGGTGCAGTAGAGTATCTATTCCCAGCTCAATGGATGGCAAACCATTCAATTAAACTAGCTAAAGACCAACTAGAATTGGTTTCTAAAGTAATCTATCAGACAGCAGATACTAATTATGCAGGTAGAAATGCTCTAACCTCTATTGAGAACGGAGATATATTTATTCACGAGGTAAACAAACCTCTTACACAGGTAAATAACCAAGGGCATGACCTCACATCTCTACAGAACTTTATGGTTCAATGGCAAAATCAAGCCAAGGAGATTACAAATACACCAGACTCTATATCAGGTAATACAATGCCGTCAGGTACAGCGTATAGGCAAGTTGCAATTCTAAACCAAGAGTCACATTCACTATTTGAACTGATGACAGAGAACAAAGGTATCGCACTAGAAGAAATGTTTAGAGAGTGGATAATTCCATACATCAAAACTAAGCTAAACACTAAGGAGGAAATCATGGCAGTGCTAGACTCACAGCAAATCAAGCAACTAGACACATGGTATCTAAACACTAAGGCTCAAAAGATAGTCAATAGAAAGATTATAGATGAAGTATTGGCTGGAAACATGGTATCACCAGAGCAACAAGATGAGATGTTTAACAAAGAGTCAGCAGAGCTACAAGCTCAACTAGGACAACTTGGCAACACAAGATACATAAAACCATCAGAAATAGACGATACAAATTGGAAAGATATATTCAAAGACTTTGACTGGGAGATAGAGGTGGAGGTCACTAACGAGCAATCTGATAAAGAAGCTATGATGACTACGCTAACTACTATTCTTCAGACAATCGCACAAAATCCAAATATCCTACAAGACCCTACTATGAAAACTATATTCTCAAAGATTGTAGAAGCTACAGGCTCACTATCATCATTGGAAATATCTCAAATAGCAACACAACAACCTCCTCAGCCAGTAGAAGCACCCATCGGTGGAAACTAATCGGTGGATTATAAATTAACTAAATAATAATGACCCCAGAAGAACAAGCAGACTTTATGCAAAGAGAATATGACCTATTCTCTCCAGCATTCAAAGACAACAAGATACTGCTTAAAGTATTGCGAAAGATAATACTTGGTATCGAATTGTCAGACACTGAAAAGGAGTTATCAACTCAAATCCCTCAAATAGTAAAGGATAGAATAGCTAGTCTGTTGCTACCAACTGTTACAGGAGATGAGGAGATACACGCCGTCAATGATTTTTGGTTTCAATTCAATCTAAAAGAAAGAAGCGAATACCAAGTAAACAAAGACATCGAATATCTACCGATAGTGTGGGAGTTTTTCATTTCAGCTATTGAAAGACTAAACAACAACAAGACAGATATATCTATCAAAGACTTGCAATACTCTAAGTCAAAGACTAAAGATGAAAACATTGTAAATGTAATTGCCAGAAACATTATTCTTGCAACTACAGAAAGTCTAGTAGCTACAATATCTGTAAAGGCTAACAGTAAACCACTTACACCAGAGGATATTCAGAAAGCACAAAAGCAAAATAGTTCACGATAAACTGTGGATATTTGCATTGACATTTCGATGTATGGTATAATAAATACATCGGAGAAAAAACTCTTAACAAATTAACTAAACATCACTAAAGATGACAGAAAAAGACCAAGAGATTATCGACTCTACAATAGATACAGAGGAAACTGAAAATGACATGGACATTGAACTCGACCTTGAGGACAATAACGAAGAAAGCGAAGAAACTATCACAATTCCTAAAAAGAAATGGACAGAAACAATCGCACAGAAAGACCATTGGAAAAAGAAAGCTACTACTCCTGCTAAAACAGAAGCAAAAGCTACTCATTCTGAACCATCATTATCTATGAAAGATAGCTTTGCACTTGCAAAAGCAAATGTTGAAGAAGATGACATTGACGAAATCCTAGACTACGCAAATCTTAAAAAGATAACCGTATCTGAAGCTCTAAAGACTAACTTTGTAAAAAGTTTGATTAACGAGAAAGCAGAGTTTAAGAAATCTCAAGAAGCATCTACTACAGCAAATGTGAAAAGAGCAACTCCTAAAATCACAGATGATGTGATACTCGACAACGCTAGAAAAGGCAAAATGCCAGAAAGCGAAGAAGAAATCAGAGCATTGTTCAGAGCGAGAATGAAGAAGTAAAAACTCGGTGGATTTATTACTTAAATTAAATCCAAAATCCCGTGAACACTATATCGACATTCACATATCGTCAAAAGTATTTCAAAACTACTCTTGAGGAAACACTTAAAAGAGCATTGATTGCAGAAGCAATCTGTAACGTAGACAATTCTGATGTTAAAAGAATTGAGAACCCATACGGTTCAGCTCCAACAGCTTCAGTTACAGCTATTAACGGAACATATTCTGTATCAACTTACACAACTACTGACGACACATTGACAGTAGACAACGAAGTTAAAGTTGCAGAACACATCTACGGATTCGAGGACATCATGTCTAACTTCGACCTATACGCAGACAGAATGAGAGAAATGATGTTTGCAGTCAAAGACAAGATTGACCAATTCGTACTTAACAACCTTTGTGAAGATGCTACAGGAGCATACACAACACCAACAGGAGGTTTCAACACACCTGCTAACGTAAACAAGATATTCGCAGACCTATCGGCTCTAGTTTCAGGTTACTCTGATGTCTATAAAGGACTTTTCCTAGTAATCGAAAACACAGAAGTATCAGGTATCCAACAAGCTCAAGCTACAAACGGCTTCAACTTTGCAGATGCAGTTCTTAAAAACGGATTCGTTTCAAACTTCCAAGGAGTTGAAATATACGTTACAAGAACAGGTACTTTCATAGACGGAACTATCGGTACTAAGACTGTTACAAACGCAGGTCGTAGAGTATTCGGAGTTAAGAATATCGCTACATACGCAAGTCCTAGAGGTCTACAATACGATGAGAAGAAAGTATCAGGTGAAACTGGTATGGAAATCCTAGTAGTAGGTCTTGTTGGATTCAAACTATGGGCGACTAAGACTGCACTTGTAGTTGACATTCTACTAGCCTAACCAGTAATCCCCTTGTGTGGGGATTTGGGTAATGTTTCTCTCCACCGAGTTCATTATCCAAACCCCTACATAAGGAAACAAAACAAATGCCTAAATCAAAAACAACTAAAGAGGAAACAAAACAAGAAATTGTAGAAACTCCTAAAATTGATTCAGAGTTTGCTAGATTACTAGAAATCTACAAAGCACAAAATCCTAAAAAGTATGCTTTGAAAGAAGCAGAACTTATGAAGAAATTACAAGCTAACAAGTAAATAACATGCCAGTATCATCAGCTTCAAACGCAGTCCTAGAGTCAGGTGCAACTATTGGAGGAATACAAATACTTACAGGTTCAGGTACACCACACAACGTGGTGACTGCTCCTAAAGGTTCACTATTCCTAAGAACAGACACGGGTGCTTCAACAACAGCAACTAGAGCGTATATAAACCTTACAGGTTCAAGTACGTGGACTAACTTAACGACAGCATCTTAATCCTTTATTGGTTTACTTCAGGGCATAAGCCTTGAGGTTAGCCTGTAATAATAAACAACAATGCAATTCAACGATACATCAACAGCAAAGTCAGGTATTTTACAAGATATTGAAATCAAGCTATTTGGTGACAATGGTTATGGAAAGATAACTAGCGACCCAGATAGACTTTCTCAATTTACTCAAAGATGTAATCGTGCATTAGATAGGTTTGTATTCTTAGCCATGACAGCAGACCAGAGATGGTCATTTGACGATAACAACTATACTGATTTAGCGATTGCACAAACTAACTTAGTGACTACTCAAAGAGATTATCAATTTGCATTAGACCACCTAGAGATTGAAAAGGTCTTAATTCAAAGACCAGACGGAACTTGGATTGAACTCACACCACTTAGACAGACAGAAAATCAACAAACTTATTTTGAAAACAATACAGGTAATACAGGAGTACCTAGAAGATACGAGAAAAGAGGTTCAACAATATTCTTAGATGTTGTACCAGATTATTCAGTTACTAACGGACTTAAAGTCTATTTCTCAAGAGGTGCATCGTACTTTGTGACAACAGACACAACTAAAGTACCTGGCTTTGCATCAATCTTTCATAAGTTCATACCTATACACGCATCAGCGGAGTATGCAATAGACAGAGAGATGCCAAGTGCTAAAAATCTTTATGAAAAACTATTGCAAGAAGAACAGTCGGTAAAAGACTTTTATGCAAATAGGAGTAAAGATGAAAAGCCTAGATTACAAGTAATTTACCAGAATAATAAATAATATGACTAACTGGGATAATCAAGAGAAAACAGGCAGAGGTAATGGAGGTTGGAAGTTCAATGAACCTAACCTTACATTTAATCAAATGTTTGACCCAGATACAGGCAACATTGTTTATTTCAATGGTTTAGGTTTGACTGTTACTTGGACAAATATTGCAAAAACAGTTTCAATATTATTAGCATTATCAATATCAATATAAACAAATGGTTTACGTACAAAACGACTTTCCAACTTCAATACAAGACCCAGTAATTCCAACAGCAAATGATGAGGTATCAGATTTTGACCATGCAGGTTTAGAGGAGTTTCAAAATGAAAGTATAAAAGCACTTAAAGATAAAGTAGGTGCAAATAGCTCGGCAGTAACAACTTCACATGATTATAAACTAAGCGAAGTTACTTCAAGCGACAAGGCGGTTGGTATCACAGCGACTCAAACGCTTACTAATAAAACACTTACAGCTCCTAAGATAGTAAACGGAGGTTTTATTGCAGACAACAACGGAAACGAACAAATAGAGTTTGAAACTACAGCAAGTGCAGTAAATCATATAAATGTTAAAAATGGTGCTACTGGTAGCCCTGCTATCATAAACGCTAAAGGCTCGGATACAAACATATCTCTAAGACTAAATCCTAAAGGCACTGGTTCAATTGAAATAGGTACGGCAAATCTAAAATTTCCTAATGCAGACGGAACGGCTAACCAAGTAATTAGAACAGACGGTGCTGGTAATCTTTCATTTGGTTCAGCAGGTACACCGTCAGCAGAAACAAGTATTCCAAAACCAGTGATAGGATTTACAGGAACTTCAAATGTAGGTAGGTCTACAGCAACAGAAATGATTTTTGGATTGATAGATGTACCTCAAGATATAACAGTAAACAAAGTCACAGTTTGGATTGGAGGTTATACTTCAAGTGGAACTTATAGAATAGGTGTATACACAAGAGATGGACAGACTAGACTTATAAACTTTTTGACAGCAACAATATCATCAGGCTCACAAAGAGTAACAACTACTTTAGGTGCTCCAGTGGCACTTTCAGCAGGGCAATACTATGTCTGTGGAGTTCCTACTGGTGGAAACTTTGAGCTTATGAGTTGGGATACTAACACGGGTGTATATACAAACCTTAACCAGACAACTGGCGAGCAGTTCTATCAAGGAAAGAAAACAGTTTCAAGTGGTGTTTTGCCAACTACATTTGACCCCACTTCAATAGTAAGTACTGATAGATTTGACACATTGGCAGTAAGACTAGACAACTAATATGCAAGAAGAAATTAAAATCTTAAAAGAAAAAGTAAAGGTTTTAGAAGAAAAATTGCAACTTGCAACAATGCCATTTGAAATTAAAGAAATTATCAGAGGAGAGGTAATCAAGGATATAGACACGCTTACTGCATCAACAAGACAGCAAACTATTGCTTTGCCAGATTTACCAGTAACGCTTACTTTACCAGTTAACCCTACAGGATTTTTAGTCTTAAAGGCTACATCAGGTAGAGAATATAAAGTCTTTTATGTTTAAAATATTCAACGGAAATATAACTCAATTAAATCAAGGTGACTTACAAGGTAAATTGTATAATACATTTAACTGTGATTTGACTTATGAGAAAGGTAAGATGTGTATATCACCTCGTACAATTCTAACGACTGATAGCGTACAAGATGCTTTGACATCATGGCAAGGTTCACCAGTGGGGTTTAAATACTTTGATACAAGGTGGTTTACTGTAGTAACAGGAGGAGTTATGTTTAATGACGGCACACCTCAAGGAAAGTTTGCATTTGATACAGGAAGTGGTAGACCAACAACAACGTGTAATTCAGGATATTCAGACTTAGAAGTCTTTGGAAGTGTTTTGCTAGTAACGACTACAGATAAGCTATTCTCAAAGGTAACAAACGGAGGTAATGGTACAGGGGCGTATACAGAAAGAAGAACATTTAGTACTGCTACAGCAACACCCTCTCACATGCTTTGTGTTAGAAACGATAGAGCTTACTGGGTAGATAGTAGAGGTCAGATATTCTCAATGGATACAGCTTTTACTACAGTCACAACTACAGGACAGACTTATACTTTCAAAGTACCCGATGGTCATGATGTTATATTCATGCGACCACACTCGGCAGGTATTTATATTGGTACACTAGACCCTAATGGAGGTAGTGGATATGTATACGACTGGAACGGAGTAACAGCTAACACATGGCAAAATAGATACAAGGTAAATGCTCAAGGTGCATTGGCAGGTGAATTAGACGACAATGGTATACTTCACGTAATGAACTCTGATGGAGTTCTTCTAAAGTTTACAGGAGGTGGATTTATAGAAGCAGGTAAATTGCCAGTAAAAAGAGATTTACTTTACAAAGCAACTTCGATAATCATCAACGACAGATTTATACACCCTAATGGTATGGACTTTATAGACGGCAACTTAAGTCTTTTAATAAATAACAGATTAAACTCAACATCAGAGGTTAGATACAGAGAGAATATCCATTCGGGTATATGGGAGTTTGACGGAGTTTCTTTGTATCACAAATACTCGCCGTCTTACACAACCTCAACAACGATAACAGACTACGGACAAACTACACTTGAAAGTGTTGGAGGTCTTTCTAACTGTTCAGACATCTTTGAAACGCTAGACAATAAAAAAGGAAACTTCTTGGCAGGTGCTAAATATTATATAAACGCAACTGGTTCGTCATATGGAATATGGACTGATAACTATTATGATACTTTAGAGAAAGCTGGTTTCTTTCAAACAGTACAAATACGAGCAAGTGAAGTAAAAGAAATGTGGCAAAAAGTTACAACACTATATATTCCTACACAAGGATTTAGATTTGTGGTAAAATATAGGACAGAGCGTGAACCACATGTTGATATGGACATCACATGGACAGGTACTAATACATTTACAACTACACAAGTTGGTCTATCAGTCGGAGATGAGATAACAATTATTCAAGGCACTGGAAGTGGAAGAATTGCACACATCTCTAACATATCATTCTCGACACCAAACTTCACTGTCACACTTGATGAAGAAATCACAGGCGTGACTGGAACTGCACGAGCTAGAAAAGAAAACTGGAGGAAAATCGGAACGATAACTTCAACAGCAAGAAAATTCAGTGAGGAAGCGATAGAACAACCAGATACCCTAGTAGAAATTAAGGTGGCTATGTTAGGTATCGGAGAATTAACAATAGATGAACTTGTATTAGATAACGCAAAACAACAATAGTATGAACGAAACCACCAATCCTACAACAGGAGAAAAAATTACATACAATCGTATAGGAGGGACACCAGATAATCCTATATATTTTAATGACCCCACGCCAACTTCTACAACGCCGTTAAGTCAAACGGCTATCCCTGTATCTGATTTACAAGGAACTCAACCTATAAAAGTGCCTAATGTCACACCTCCAAGAAGTGAAGCCCCTGCGGTTATAGCACAAGCAGACCAAAGTGTTATTAACTACCAAGAAGCTCAAAAGAGAGCAGATGAGCTATTAAAAATGCAAGGTACAGAAGCTACTAAAGAAAGGTCAGCATTAAACAAACTAGCAGAAAGTGTTTTTGGTCAAAGAACTGATGTCCTACAAGGTCAAACTCAAAGAGAACAAGCTCTAGGAATTACAGAGCAACAAAAAGCACTTCAAACTGTAAATGATGAGATAGCTAGTGCAACAGTAGCACTTAGGGCAGAGCAAGATAGAATAAGAAATACGCCAATGTCACAGGCTCAAAAGTCTGTTGAGTTAGGTGCATTAGAAGATACTTATGGTAGACGACTTACAGACATGGCTATTCGTCAATCGGCAGTTCAGGGCAATATAGGAGCTATCAGAGAAGAAAGTGATAGACAAACTAGACTACTGCTTGCTCCACTTGATAACAAACTACAATATCTTTCAACATTCGCTAAAGACAATGTAGATGCACTTGATAAGAAAGAACAGCAAAAACTAAATCTAATTATCAATGATGTTCAAATGCAAAGAGAAGATGTTAAAACACTTCAAAAGGCTAAAGCAGATTTGATTACGGAAATTGCTAACAACGGAGGTGGTTCAAATACTAATCTTGTATCACAAATACAAGGTGCTAAAACTGTTGACGAAGCATACGCTCTAGCAGGTAAAAGCGGATTTATAGGTAAACTTGATAGACAGATTAAACAAGCACAAATAAACAAGATATACAGTGATATGGCAAATAAAGGAGTTAGTAGAAAACCAGCGACAGGTGCAGAAAAAAACAACTTAGGATTTTTCAATAGAGCCTATGATGCTATACAAAATATCGCACCTATTGAAGACAGATTTGCAGGTAAAGAAAATCTAGTTAGAGCAGTTGGTCAAAAGTTCTTACCAGCATTCTTCCAAACTGGTGAGCAACAGTCTTACACTCAAGCACAAAGAGCTTTTACAGAATCACGTCTTAGAAAAGAGTCAGGTGCGGCGATTCCACCAGAAGAGTATAAAAATGATGCTAGAACATACTTTGCACAACCAGGTGATACAATTGAAACTATAAGACAAAAACAAAGAGCAAGAGGAGAAGTGCTAGATTCACTTAGATTTTCATCAGGTAATGCTTATTATGAATATTATGGAGATGATGCAGTCGACGGATTAAAGGTAGGAAATGAAACATATAAGGTTGGGCAGACCGTGTCAAATGATGCGGGTCAGGTTGGGATAGTATTAGCAGACGGGTCTATTAGAATAATAAAAGAATAATATGATTGTAAAACCAGAAGATTTTTTCTCAAACAAGGTAACTAGTCCTCAAGCAACTAGCCAATCTACAGTTCCAATTGAGCCGTCATCTCCTAACTTTTTTCAAAAAGTAGGTCAAGCCGTTAGTAGTAGAATAGGAAAGGCAAGTCAACAGCAAGAACGAACTATAAGTGGTGAAATATCTCCACTACAAGGAACTCTTAGAACAATCGGACAAGGAGCAGGTGCAGTTCAAGATGTTTTAGGTGAAACTATAATCACAGCAGGTAAGGCAGTATTGCCAAAAAGAGCCGAACAAGCTATTGCTAGTGGTACACAAAGCATAATTGGCTCAAGACCAGTTCAAGAAGTAGTATCTCAATATCAAACATTCAAAGAAAAATACCCAGAAGCATCAGCAGATATAGAAGCTATATTTAATATTAGTTCACTTATTCCAATAGGTGCTGGAACACGACAAGCGACTAGAGCTATAAATACAGCAGGGGAAGTTGCAGGTGAAGTATCACAAATGGCAGGTAGAGGACTAATCGAATCAGGTGAACAAGGTATAAAGTCACAAAAAAATAGATTCGTACAAAGTTTAATTAAACCTATTGAAAGTCAGGCTACAAAACTAGACGAAGTGGCAAGAACAGAAGTAATAAATGGTAGAAAAGTTGTGCAACCATCACCAAGAGAAATAGAAATTGCTAGTATAGTTGAACAAATACCGACAATAAACAGTAAAAATACAGTTCAAGGAAATTACAACGCACTTAGAGTAGAAAACACCAACAGAGCAGTTGCACTGCAAGAAACATTAGACAAATCAAATATACTTTTACCTAAAAGAGAAGTTGTATCTAGGCTTGGAACAGCACAAACAAATCTTCAAACTAATCCTTTAATAGTTGGTGATGCAAGTAAAACAGCTAACAGGCTTGTAGAGGGTGCTAAGAAGTTTATAAACGAACAAGACGGAACAATTGGAGGTGCATTGAGAGCTAGAAAAGCCTATGATAATTGGGTTCTGACTCAAAAGCCTAAAGCGTTCGATGCTAAAGCCGAAAATGCTTTTACTATCGCCAACAGAGAGGTTAGAGATGCCTTTAATTCTATTATAGATGAAAAAATACCAGATATAAATGTTAAAAAACAACTTAGAGAACAGTCATTGATATATGAAGCTATGGACAACATAGCTCCTAAAGCAGTTGCAGAAGCCAATACAAGAATAGGTCGTGCAGTTCAAAGAATCGGTAATACTCTAGGTGTAAAAAACAAAGCAGTTCAAGGACTAATTTCTCTAGGACTTCTTGGAGGAGGTATAACAGCGACTACAATTGCTTTACCTGCTACAATTGCAGGAGGGCTTGGATATGTACTTTATAGGGGAGGAAAGTTTGTAGCATCTCCACAAGCTAGAAAAGCAGTAGGTGAACTCTTGGAAAAAGCTGGAAAAAATATAAATCCTAAAGATAAAAAGATTTTAGAAAGTTTTATTAAAACTGCAAAATAATCATGGAACTTACACCAAAACAACTAAAAAAACTTCAAAAGATAGAGAAAATGACAGAAGATGACTTGTCATTTAAGTTAGCTATTATTGATAGTTTTGAAGAAGTAGAGGAAAAGGTAGAGGAAATATCAGACAGTCTTAATTCATTCAAAGATGAAGTAACATCTAAGCTTGACGAGGTAAATGATAATCTAAAAAAAAAGTTAGAAGAAGAATTAGTCTACGAAGTTGATGAGAGTAAAATAGTTGAAAGTGTAATATCTCAAATCCCTGTACCTAAAGACGGAGAGGATTATGTTTTGACTGATAAAGACAAAAAAGACATAGCTAAATCTATTGAAGTGCCAATAGTTGAAAAGGTAATAGTAGAAAATACTATTGTTGATTTTGACTATGAAAAGGTAAAAGAATATATCCCATTAGTACCAAACTTTACAGACATCAGAAATGCCTTTGAAGTATTCCCAGATGAAGAAAAGCTAAAGACTTCGGCTATATATAAACTAGATGAAACTTTAGAAAAGCTAAGAGAAGATATTTCTAATTCTTACAGTAGAGTGGTTTCAAATAATCGTAATCTATACAACCTATTAGATGTTAATTTGTCAGGATTAACAGTTGATGACTCAATTAAATGGAACGGTACACAATGGATACCTTATACACCTAGTAGTGGAGGTGACCGCTACAAAACAACCTCAACAACATCTCACACAATAGTACCAACAGGTACTCTTACATTTACAGTAGATGCAGGTCTTGCATACACAGCTTTACAAGACGTTTCAATAGTCTATGACATTTCAAACCATATGCACGGAGAGGTTGTATCTTATTCAGGTACATCTCTTGTAGTAGATATTAAACACAAAACAGGTTCAGGTACTTATGCTTTATGGACTATCAATCTTGACGGTATATCAGCAGGTGTACCAACTCTCCAAGAAGTAACAGACGAGGGGGATACAACTACAAATGCTATAACAGTACCAGCAATATACATTGGAGGAGCATCAGCAATAGGAGAAATATTTATGTGGGATGAGGCAAATTCCGAGTATGGAACTCCTATAACAGTAAGTGACGGAAGTATAAACTTCAACTACAACATTTTTGCAAATACAGTATCAGCAGGGGCAATAACATCTACGGGTAGTTTTCAAGCTGGAAGTGCTTTATTTTTCGTGACATCTGGTTCTGATTTTGACATACCATTAACAATGGATTTGATACACAGAGAGGCTTCACCTATTTCATCTGTAGCATCTGGCTTTGGAGCTTCTAGGGTAACAAAATTAAGGACAAAGAATGGAAGTAACTTTGATATGTATCGAGATACTACATCTTTACTTAACCCAGAGCAAACAACCCTCACTGTTCGTAACTCAAAGTATATACGTGACTCTACAGGGGAGAGAGAAGCTCATAGAATGGATAGTACAGGTACAGGGGTAGAACACACACTATTTGGTAAAGTAAACATTGACGGTGCTAGTTCTTATTTTGACTTTGACGACGGTACACAACAATCTCTTGTAGGTTTCAACGGTTCTATTGATAACTGGGGGTTATATATCTACACATCAAGTGACGATATATTTACTATTTCAGACCAACTTGATAGTAAAGTATATTCTTTCCAAGGTGCATCAAACGGAACTCTTGACCTAAGAATTGGAGATATAGACGGAAATGATAATCAACAGGTCTTTCGTATTGACCAAGCCAACGATGCTTTTATATTTTCAAATGGAAAAATAGGACTTAATGTTGATATTCCTGTTGCAGACCTAGATATTAGAGGTACTGCTACAATCGGTGACCTAGAAACAGGAAACTATTTCAGTGTAAGTAATGTTGAAATGAGTTTTAACTCGGCTCTATTACCTATTTACATTGGAGATGCACAAGGAGCAGGTAACTCAACTATCTTTACAGTTGATGACAACCTTCAATTATTTACTTTTGCAAATGGTGGTGTAAACATAGACGGAGGTACTTTGGCTGTAGGTACATCTGGTGCAGGAGCAGGTGATTATACGCTAAGAGTTGGAGTAGATGAACTTACTGGAGGGGTAGGTTTAGGTAAATTATCTTTCTTTGACAATGCAGACGCAAGTTACAGTGACCCAATGGAACTGTCAGACGGAGTAATGTACTACCCTTTTGCAGAAAATAATATGATTACAATAAATGCTACTGACTTGAATGTAGGTGGTACACTTCGTTCATCTAACTCTAGCTATGCAAGGACAACTAACGATAGTTATGGTGTAGATTATGTATTTGAAACTCTAACTAGAGATACAGACTTCCCAGCAAACATTTTAACAGGGTGGGGTGTCAGAAAGGAAATATACCTAAGAACAAAATCTTCAACAGTACCAAGAGTTTCTTATGAGTCTACCTCGCTTCAAAATACAGTAACAGCTACTTATACAACTAGACGTTCAATATTTGTGCGTGATTTTTCAGCAGAAAGAGAAGCTTATAGAATAGACGCTACTGGTACAGGTGTAACTAACACGTTGTTTGGAAGTATCATAGCAGGTTCAGGCAGGATACTAGGCTTTCAAGGCACAGATGTTGCTAGTGCTAACAACCTTGTACTAGGTGCTGGAAACGTATTTGAAATTACAGGTACAACTCAAATAAACTTAATAAGTAACTTGTCTTGGCAGAATGGTTCACAGGTAACACTTTTGTTTACTTCTACTCCAACTGTAAAGCACAACCAAGCAACTAGTGGTACTAACATAACTATTCAGCTTGCAGGTGCAGTGGACTTTGTAGCTACAGCAGGTGACACGCTAACACTTATGCTAAGTGAAATCGGAGGTACACAGGCTTGGCGAGAAGTTAGTCGTGCGGTAATTTAAAAACATAACATAACAACAATGGACAAAACATTTGAAAAAATAGACGATAACACATTAAAGATTATAGAAACATCTGAAACAAGTGTA